CATTCTCGAGCAAGATCAATCAAAATACGAAACGAAGCCAACAAAACTTGACTGGGCAATCGTTGGTCATATTTACTATAATCTCCTGCAATCCAATTTTCATCTCCAAATTTTTCCAAAGCTTTAAACAACTGTTCCCACTCTTCAGAAAAACAATTAATACCTACTGCACACTCAGCAACAATAGGGTTCATTTGAAGGAAACGAATAATTGGTAAATACAAGCGACGAATCCAATAAGTCTGGGCAATACCATTAGCATAAAAAACACGGCATTTACCCTTGGATGTAGGTAAAACTTCATCTTTCTTACAAGCCTTTGAAATGTTATAAGCTCTGAAACCTGCTTTATAGAGATCTCCAACTCGTGTGATCTCATCTAGAATATCCTGCTCAAAATCTCTTTTGCAAGGAAATTCTTCATCAGGCTCCAATTCAATATAATAATTACTCTTAGGACCAGAAAGTGGATAACCAATAGATGTACTAGATGTCATCGCATCAATAAACTTACAACCAGCAATACCGTTGATAGTTTGCAAATGTGATAAAGGACACATTTTCTGCCAAAAACACTGTTGTCTAATAATCATAATTAAAGGTTCTTTATAATCACGGACAGCAAGCGTCAACAAATCAATAGGAAATGGTTTAGCAGGTTCACACATATTAGCCATCGTTTTCTGATAGGCTTCCCATTCAGGCTTCATTTTAGGTGGTCCCCAAATATTTGAGACACCACAAATTCGTTCTACATGTTCAGAAGTTGGAGTAATCTTAACATCTGATCTATATGTAGTTCGGCCTGGGCACGAACCCAGATAATTAAATTCAGCTTGGGTGGGTAGAAAGTTTAAAGGACTCTTAAAATGGAGAGGTTCTTTCGTTAAAACAGTTACACCTAAAACTTGAGGAGAAAATTTTCCTCCAGCTCCAGTAATAAGATTACACTCTTTATTCTGAAGACTAGAAACTGCTTTAATGATATCATCATAATAAATGGTACCAAAGCAACCACGAGGTGTATCGGCTTGACCACCAAGGTGCAAGCCTAAAAGACATTTCTCACGAGAGTCACTAATAATAGCAGCTCCACAAAGACCTCCAAAAGTATTCATGGAAAGACTACGGTATTCACCACCGAAAAATCTCTCCAGAGAATTAGAAGTCATCTTCATATCAGCATAACCCTTAGCTTCCAAAATATCTCCATTCTTCTTACGATAGATCATCAAGAAAGGACCACTAGAAGGTTGAGACTGAGGAAACAAATGAGTGATGTCTTTACGAGAGCCACCACGAGAAGTGTAACATAGAACAAAATCAGTATTAGGAATACGATATCCGTTAGCTTTTTCAAGTATCAAATCAACAGTACCACCTGGGGCAGAAGGGTTGTTATGATAACTAGTAACAGTAAGGACATCTGTATTTTTAAAATAATGATTTGGAATAAGAACTAAATTTGAACATATAAACAATAAATTAACCATAAAACGTTGCTCATTAAATTGCGCCGAACCATAAAACAAATTGCCTTCAATAATATTTCTAACATGTTCGAGAGAACTAGTTTTAAGATTGTTGGCAACAATAGTTCGGGTCTGGGTAGCGCCGTTCCAAATATTAAGTTGGCGACTACGCATTTCAATTTCCTGCATAGAAGTGGGTTCTAAAGATCCTTGAACATCCAATTTCTTCCATGTGAAATAAGCTCTTGCAATAGAATACAGAGCTGCAATACTTAAAGCTGATGCACATAAAATCTTAGCATACTTTTCCTTTTGAGCTTTAATTATAACAGTAACTCCATCTCTACGAGATTTGAGTTCTGAAATATATTGCTCTTTAACACTAGACATAACATAAACAGACGAAAAAGTTGCATAAGAACACATAAATAAAAACATATAAAAATTAACAAATAACATAAAAAGAGGAAAAATCCACAAACAAATTAATTGTTTCTTCGCACGTTGTTCTAAAGTGTTACGATTGTACCAAAACAAGGCACGACGAGCGATAGGCATATCTAATGCATCTTGATTTAAAAATGAAATCCAATTCCATGAACATTCAAAAGCATACGCTCTATTGTAAATAATATCAGTTGTAACATCTTTAAAAGCATTGTATTTACTCTTAATATTAAGAGCAGTACGGCGTGCTTTCAATCCATATTTACAAATTTTGAAAACAGTACAAACACCAATCTGGGGCGTCAATTCATCACAGTGCTCATTACAATATCCCAAGAGACGTTTACAACCTTCATGAGGACATTTCTGAATAGTATTGGTGCGATTGAGCTGAGAATTAACAATTAACTTCTGATGAGTTCGATGTTTGTCAAATTCATCAATAAGGTAATTAATAGCTTCAACAGCACTAACATCTTTCATAATTTTGCCATTATGAGACACGTAATCATATCCCGCAAGAACGTCTATCTTCACAGGCTTCTTGGCCTTCTGAATATCAATAAGCCAAATATCATCTATAGCTGGAGGATTATAATTTCCCTCATTATCTCTATAACGAGACAAAACGGCTTCAGTATCAATACATCCATCAGCTAGAGCGAATTCGGGCTTAACCTTAACAGTAACACTAATCAATCTTCTCTGAATAGAGGAAGGACAATTACTGTAAGTGTCAGCATCAAGATTTTGCTTATTAGTAGTAACCAATAAAATCTTAGGTTCTACAAAACATTTACCTTTAGCATCTATCTCCGCCTTCGGAGCATAGAAACGTTCATTATTGGTAATATCAATAATAGCACGAACAGGATTTGCCTGAACAAAATCGCTTTTCTCATTTGCCATATCATCGATTTTACAAACAATTTTTTCGGAAGACCAATTAGACCAAAATTTATCGGCAGGATTAATAGTAGCACGATATTCTTTGTCCATAGGCAATCCTTGACTGGCTAGGAGAGCATCAATAACCATCTCACCAAAGGTGGTTTTTCCTTGACCAGACTTTCCGAACAACAAAATTCCTAGTGGTGCTTCTCTAATAGAACCAGAAACACGCATGGTGATATAATCATTATCAATCATGGCTAGTTTATAAATTTTGTCATTCACTACTTTCCTTTCCATACCCTTGACCGTTTGAGCTAATGCTTTGAACTGACTAGCAACGGATTTTCCGCGCATCATAAATTCACTTTCAGTAACATTGGCAAACTTTTCAAGATTTCCATTTTTAACAAAATCCCACCATTGAAGATACTCGACATACTGTTCTTCAAGTTCATTGGCGGCAATATCACTAATAAGGAAAGGTTTCAAAGATCCGGTCTGAAAACACAAATACAATCCTTCGGCGAAGGATTTAACAGTAGAAAATAAAGCATCTACTAAATCCCATGCGTTAGCATGTGTCTTAAGAAGATCTGGTTTAATAATTTCAAAACCAGCAATAGAAAAGGTAAGACGGGAAGCATCACAAAGTCCAACAGTGACAAGAATTCCTAACAAAGTGGAAATATGTCCAAAAAATTTATTGGATTTGAGGAGCTTCCAATTTTGAAAACACTCTCGAATACTTTGTACCCAAGAAGCATTTTCTTCTCCCATCTGGGGCTCAATACCTGATGCTTTAAACATATTAGTAAGATATTTAATAATTGCAATAGAAATACTTTGCGGATATCGATTACGAATATGAGGAAAGATTATTCCAAAAAATTGAGAAACACTCTGAACTTCACGAAGCGCGAAAAACAGTGAAACAATCTTCAATTTGAGGAATAACTTCATCAGGGAGCTGAACATTGGAGAACTTTGATAGATTCTCAACAAGTTCATTCACAGCGACAAGGGACGATAATCCAGAACCAAGAAATTCGGTTCCGAATTGCGGTT